GCCGTATTTAATCCTAAATCAGAACCTAAGTAAAAGAAACAACCTTGTGTAAAGTAACGTGCGTGAATATCTACTTGTAGATCACCACCCACTTCTTGGTTAGTAGTCATACCAACCATTAGGTTATCTGTTAAACCATATCCTATTGAAGGATTTATAGACCATTCAGTCCATGCTGTGTTTGAAATATCGCCAGTACCTACGTACCAGTCACCTTTTTCCTGTGCGTTTACTCCGGCTACCATAAGCAGTCCTAAAGTCAAACTTGAAATCATTTTTCTCATAATTCTTGTTTTCGTTAATAATAATTGAGTTGTGAAAAATAAAGAGGAAGGAAAAGTCCTCTTTAAGCTGTGTATGTGTTTAGTCTCTCATAGAGTTGTATTTTTTTTGCAACCTTTATTGTTCGCCATACATATGACTAATTTTTTAAGAAACCAAATTTTTAATATGAAGTTTTTAACATTTACAAACACCTGTATTATCACATATAATGTCTCGGATAATATTGTTTACTTTGTTATATTGATAAGTTGGAGTTTTTATTTCTTGTAATGCTCTACCCATAGGAGTCATATATGCACCATGTGTTGAAGGAGTAGATACAAAATCAAAACATAACAATTCAAAATCTTCTTGAACTGTTACTGTATTTTCGGCCATATTTTCTTTTACTGAACCCATTCCACGAGAAGATATACCAACAGTAATACCATTTCTAAATAATTCTTTAAGAATATTACCTGCGGGTGTTGATAATACCTCAACAACTCCAAATACATCATTTCCATCTATTTTTACTTCTTTAACATTATGAGATACATTTTGTAAATTAATTACTGATGATTCAGGATGATCTAATTCACCTAATGCTCTTCTTTCTTTTATAGGTCCCTCGTTATATTTTTTAATTTCTCTTAATAAAATTTCTCGGGGATATATTCTACCATTTTGATTTTCAGCTTCTGCTCTTTGTATTACACCTGATACAATTAATGGTTTATTATCTCTAATAGAGGCTTCCACTAATTGTTTATCTACTTGAAATGGTCTATATTCTGTTAAAAGCATATTATTAATTTGAGAATTCTCTTAATTTATTTTCTAACCTTTTTAATTGAGCACCTAATTCATGTATTCTTTTATTAGTAGATCTCAAAAATGTTCCAGAATTCATATCTAATTCCATTTTTAGTCTAAAATTATGATTAATTATTCTTTCAATTTCTTTAATCATTTTACCTACTTGACTAATTCCTCTAGCTATTTTTTGGCGTGGTGTAGATTCAGTATTACGTTTAAAATCACTATATGAAACCTCATTTAACTCATCTTTTTTTCTTTTCTTTTTAAAAGCAAAAGGAGTAGCATATGCTTCTCCGGCTCCAGCTTGAAAAGATGCCCCCGTACCTGTCATACTAGCTTCCTTAGATAAATCTTTAGTTTTTTCTTGTTCAATATTAGATTTAACTAAAAAGCTAAGTACTTTAATAAAATCCTTACTCATTTTTGAAGAAACGGTTCCCTGTTTTATTTGATTAACAAGAGTTTTTAATATTTTCATATCATCCTTACTTAACCCGTGTCCCTCATTTATAATATCTGTATCTATTATATTCATTTCATTCATTCGATCGGCAAAGATTTTAATAACATTTTGAATTTTGCCCATATTATATTTACTAACTATTCTTTGTAAAGCCGCAATATCTTCATTACTCATTGATTCTTCTTTATCAGAATAATTTTCAGCTAATCTTTGTTTAGCTTGCCAATCGTGTATATTAAATTTTTTACCCATGGATAGTTTTTAATTCATTTACTAGTTCATAATAATTAAGTAAATTACTTACATTATCATCATGTACTGATGATTTTTTACAAAGGGGTTTAATCATATTTTTAGCTTCTATAAGCTTAATAGAAATAACTTTATCCTTAACTTTAGAAGCATATTTTGTTAATTGACTTTTAACTTTTTTAACTTCTGAATTAATATAAGTTTTTAAAGAAGGACTATTACTAACAGAGTTTACATATTCTTGAAGTAATATTTTTTGATTTTCTCCTAATCCTTTATATTTTTCATTAAATTTTTCTAATAATATTTTTTGAGTTAAAAGTCTAGTATTAGAATCTTTGACATTATAAGATTCCATTATATTGTTTTTTTTCTCTTTAGTAGAGGATTTAGTAATATGTTCTATAAGTTTAACTTTTGAATCTACAATATTTAATGGATCATTATTTTTATTTTCTACTAAATTATAAATAGATGCCATTATAGAATAATTAGTAATTTTTGCCTTAAAAAAATTATTAACATTATAATTAGATTTTAAATCTTTTATAAGGTTATATTTTTCTCTTCTTAAAGTAGATTTATTTAATTTATTATAGGATTCAATTAAAGTATCTACTAAAATAGTCGCCTTAGTTATATCTTTATAATTTCTAGTAGATAGAGTATGGTAAATTTTATACTCCTTTAATAACTCAGATTTTGAATTGAAATGTTTTTTTAAAATAGATAAGGCTCTAGTATCCCTTCCTGAAACTGTATCAGATGTAATCTGTCTTGTTAAGAGTTCAAACAGTATCCCAGTATTTTTGTACTTAGAGTGTTTTAGTTTCATTATAAATTGCAATTTATCTGAATATAAATATATAACTATTCTTCAGACTTAATATTTTTTTCGGATAACATACTATTTTCTCCCTCTTCTTTAAGTATTTGTTTTTGATTTTTTATTTTTTGTAAGGAAGATTTTAGACCATTAAATACAGATTGATTAGAAATTTTATTCTCGGAAGCAATATCCGCTTTAGTTCCTTGTTGGCCTATAGGATCTCTACTAAAATTAGAATCTTCAGTTCCATATTTAGAAATTGTTTGTTTAGGGGGTCCTACAGGGTTTTCATCATACCCTGTTGGAACTTGATTAGTACCAACTGCTTTATCTCTTTTATTACCATATAAAGCAGCTAAATCATGAGGGGTTCCATATGATACACCAGATTCTGATGGATCATTTCCTTCATTTTCAATTTGTGAGACTCTAAAATTTTGTTGTGCATCCTTAACCATTAATTCTTTTTCTCTATTATACTGATCAGGGCTTAATCCAAATAAATTTTCGTAAATCCAATCTTTAGACATAACCTTAGCATCTAACATTTTTTGAGCTGCATCTATTTTAGTACTATATAATTCTGTTTTTTCTTGTTCATATACAATAGATGGGGTAGTTAATTCTAAAGAAAAATCTACTAATTTATCATCTGTAAAACCTTGAGAATATAAATGGACTAAAGCTATCTTAGTTAATTCTGATTCTATAATTCTTTGTACTCTTTCTACAGTTCTAGCAAATCTAACATCCATAGATGCTAAAGTAGATTTACCCTCTATTCCCTCTTCATAACCTAAATATGGTTTAGGGATTTTAAGAGCAGCCATCATTTTATTTTTTAAATATTCAATATCTCCCGTTCCATCATAATCTAAACCTTTAGTAGTATCTATTTTAGTTGAAGTATCATTACCTCTAACAGGTATATAAAAATCTTCAGTCATGTTTTGTACGTTAAACTTTAAATTATAATCACCGGTACTTTGATCTATATAAGGAACTTTTTTCATTTTATTAACAGTATCCTGCATAAATTGTTCAACCTGTTCTGGTGGAATAGCACCTACATTAATATAAAATACTCTTTTTTCAGGTGCTCTCATTATACGATGAATTAACATTGCATCTTCCATTAACATTAATTGCTTAAATACTTTTCTAGCTGGTTCAAGATATGATCTACCATAAGGTAAATAATTAGAATCAGTTAAAAGTCTAAAATGAGCAACTTCATAATTTTCAAGTCTATATGTATCTCTTCTAATTGTATTAACACCCCCCGAAGCTAATCCATTAGGGTCTAAAGTAAATTGTACATAAGATGGGTTTTCAGGATCTGTTCCTTCTTCTCTTACTACTTCATATGTTGATAAAGGTAAAACATTATAAACACCATATTTTTCTGATACTTCTAATTTAAGATAAAAATCACCATATTTACACATATTTCTAACCCAAGTAGCTAAATTAAATTCAATATTAAGTACATCATAAAATAAATTATGTAATACTCTTCTTACATTAGCATCCGAAGAATTTATATTTAATACATCACCATATTGGTTTCTAATTGTAGTTTCATCAGAAATAATATCTAAAGCAGCAGCAATAATAGGATCGTGATCCATAGCTTCATAATCACTATAAAGCTGAAGACGCATTGATTGGTAATTAAGGGTAGGATTATATTGTAAAGATGAACCTACAGGTTTATGTAAACGTGTAAATCTATCGTATAATGAATTTGTTGCCAAATTTCCATATTTTTGAATTTGACCTGAATCCATTATTTTTAACTGTTTTCCACCAACGTTACGGATTATAACATCATTTGAAAATAATCTTCTTAATCTTGAAAATAAACTAGTATCTGCCATTGTTTTTTATTTATAATAAATATTAAAGAAGCCAAGTTAAATCCTCATCTTCTTTTTGATCACCCATTTCCATTGACCACCCAGCACCTTTTTTATTAGTACCTCCTGAATAAATAGCAGGAGCACTTCGTGACCAATTATTTAATGTAGCTTTTGTAATATCTATTCCCTGTTGTGCAAATTTTAATGCTGTGTCTCTTACATAGCATGATGTAGCTAAAGATATAACTAAATCATCATTATAACCTAATTGAGCTTCTGGACGACCATTTCTCCATATAAATGTTCTTAATTCTTCTATAGTACGTTTACATTGAATAATTATTGATTTTTCTCTTATATATGCATCTAATTTTCCTATTACAAGAGGTCTTGTTTTTAAAGACATTGTAAACCCGGGAACCATTTTAGATCTATCCATTACATCATACCCTTTTTGTAAAAATGATTCTGCTGAAGATGCAATATCTCCTTTTGGGGAATAATATAAATTGGGATAATTCCTATCTATTATAACTTGAATAGTATTCCATCCTATGTTAGCATTTTCAACTACAAGTAATGCATTATTATACTCTGTAGCTACAGAAATTAACATATTACCAAATTCTTTAGTACCTATTTGTCCCTTAAAAGTAGCTATTTGTTTGCATTCTTCAATATCAATAACATGAAAAGCAGAATAATCTTGACTATCACCTCTAGCTACATCAGCTACAATTATATAGTTTCTGCTATAATCAGGATATTCCCATATATGGAAATTTCCACCCATACCCCTTTTTTCTACTGGATCCTTAATAAAAGTTTTATCATAATAATTTATAAGATCAACATCTATTACAGTATTACCAGAAGTAGTAAAATCACAATCACATTCTTGTGCTGCCATTCTAGGACCTAATTCTGCTTCTTGTTGATCTCTCCATTCTTGATTTCTTTCAGGATGTACAGTCCATGGCAATCTAATAGTATTAAATCCATTTTCATTTTCTTCGGCTTTTGCCCACATTCTATGAAAAAAATTT